TTGTTATTTTTTTTTTAGATGACTTCTCTTTAAACATCATTATATTTGAATTATAAATATTAAGGTTTATATAATAAAAATTATTTTTGTGTCATATAATCTATATTTTTTTCTCCTCTAATAGTATAAAGAATATAGCGTAAATGGGTGGTGGTCTTCTTCAATTAGTAGCTTATGGTGCACAGGATGTTTATTTAACTGGTAATCCGCAAATTACCTTTTTCAAAGTAGTTTATCGTCGTCATACTAACTTTGCTATTGAAGCTATCCAGCAAACTTTCAACGGTAATGCCGGCTACGGTAATACTGTAACCTGCCAAATATCGCGCAATGGTGATTTAATAAATCGTATGTATTTACAAGTTGATGTCCCTAAAAAGAAAAGTCTCACTACCGCAACTACCAGCACATACCAAAATTATCTCGGGTTACGCTTAATAAAATCCGTTGTTATTGAAATTGGTGGCCAACAAATAGATAAGCACTATTCTGATTGGCTTTACATCTGGAACGAATTATCTCTTCCTATGGGCAAACGCTATGCCTATGATACTATGGTTGGTGCCGACAAAGATATATTAAATGGCGTTCCTGGTACCGCCGACACAACCCTATATATCCCCTTCGAGTTCTGGTTTTGCCGCAATGTAGGTCTCGCGCTTCCTTTAATCGCTCTTCAATATCACGAAGTCAAAGTAAAAATAGATTTTGAAACTAAGGCCAACTGCATAGCTAAGGGCACGGGTACCTTGACCGCTGCCGGTTCATTAGACGATTTTGAAGCTATTAAAAATATCTCTTTATGGGCTGATTACATCTTCTTAGATACCGATGAACGCCGAAGATTCGCTCAATTATCCCACGAATATTTAATAGAGCAGCTACAATTCACTGGTACCGAACCCCTCGTTAGCGGTACCAACCGAATCAAGCTAAATTTCAATCACCCTTGCAAAGAACTCGTGTGGGTCGCAAAAACAACCCCTACCACCAATATAACCAGATGGTATGATTACACCAATAAGGATGGCGCCGACGGTATGACATCATACAGTGTAGCAGATGGCGGTGATGCAATTGCGGGAGGACAGCTTACATCCAATTTCCTTGTTATATCCGATATCAAGCCTTCGCAAAATGTCAATCCTTTCGCGAATGCCATCCTTCAATTAAACGGCAATGATCGTTTTGCGGTTAGAGAAGGCGACTATTTCAATTATGTTCAGCCCTTCCAGCATCACACCAATGTTCCCGTACACAATTCTATCAATGTGTATTCATTCGCCCTAAAACCCGAAGATCACCAACCGAGCGGCACTCTCAATATGTCTCGTATTGACACTGCAACTTTGATGGTTAATGCTAATCCTTCTGTTTCGGGCGTGGTGTATCAAGGCATCAATATATACGCGGTCAATTACAACGTCCTTCGTATATTATCTGGTATGGGCGGCCTTGCTTATTCCAATTAAAAATATAATAAATATATTAAATATAATAAATATATCAGCTATTATAAAAAATATAAAAGAGTCGTGTTATATAATTTCCTTTTTTTTTTCTCCTCTAATAGTATAAAGAATATAGCGTAAATGGGTGGTGGTCTTCTTCAATTAGTAGCTTATGGTGCTCAGGATGTTTATTTAACCGGTAATCCGCAAATTACCTTTTTCAAAGTAGTTTATCGTCGTCATACTAACTTTGCTATTGAAGCTATCCAACAAACTTTTAACGGAACTCCCAATTTTGGTAATCGCGTAACCTGCCAAATATCTCGTAACGGCGATTTAATACATCGCATGTATTTATCTGTTGTTAATTATTATTCGGGTGAAGAAGTATGCCCTTATTTCGGCCTCCGTTTAATAAACTATGTAGAAATTGAAATAGGTGGTCAAAAGATAGACAAGCATTATTCTCACTGGATGTATGTATGGAATGAACTCTCGCTTCCCGCATCAAAGAAAGAAGCCTATAAAAAGATGGTAGGCGCTAATGATAAGCTTGCGACATTAGGAACTGATGCTGATACCGGAGCGAACCTCTATATTCCCTTAGAGTTCTGGTTCTGCCGCAATGTTGGCTTAGCCCTTCCTTTAATCGCTCTACAATATCACGAAGTTAAAATAAACATCTTATTTGAAACTAAAGAGAATTGCAAAGGTTCTACCGCTGAGATTCTCTCCCTTCCCTCGGTTTCATTATGGGTTGATTACATCTTCTTAGATACCGATGAACGCAGAAGATTTGCTCAATTATCCCACGAATATTTAATAGAGCAGCTACAATTCACTGGTACCGAAAGTGTATCATCTGCTTCCTCTATTAAACCGAAATTATCTTTCAATCACCCTTGCAAAGAGTTAGTATGGTTCTGTTCTTCCGATCACACCGCAACCGCTACTGCAAAGGATGTAATGAATAATAACTGGATCAATTATTCAACCACTGCTAATACTAAATATGATAATTCAGCTACTTCGGAATTATATGTTCCTACCAGCGCAATTACTTCAACCAATCCCATAAAATCCGCCAAACTCGTATTAAACGGCAATGATCGCTTTTCTGCAAGAGCGGGTTCTTATTTCAATTTAATACAGCCTTATCAGCATCACGAAAATATTCCCTCCAACCCCGGTATCAATGTTTATTCGTTCGCCCTAAAACCCGAGGAGCACCAACCAAGCGGCACTCTCAATATGTCTCGTATTGATACCGCCGTTCTCAATTTAGATATTAACCAACTTGGTAGCTACGCTAATGCTAACATTTCAAAGAATCTTCATGTCTATGCCGTGAATTATAATGTTCTCCGTATATTATCTGGTATGGGCGGCCTTGCTTATTCCAATTAAATTATATTATATGTTTATTTATATATGTTGTTAAATTGCTATAATGTTTCTTTTTTTTTTCTCCTCTAATAGTATAAAGAATATAGCGTAAATGGGTGGTGGTCTTCTTCAATTAGTAGCTTATGGTGCACAGGATGTTTATTTAACCGGTAATCCTCAAATTACCTTTTTCAAAGTAGTTTATCGTCGTCATACTAACTTTGCTATTGAAGCTATCCAACAAACCGCTTCGGGAAGTAATTCGCTCGGCTCTCGCGCCACCTATCAAATTACTCGCAACGGTGATTTAATACACAGAGTGTATTTCTACGGAAAATTAAAAAATACTCACGGTACCAAAAAAATAGCGTTAGTTCCCAATGTTGGCCAAAAGTTATTGAAAACCGTAGAATTAGAAATTGGCGGACAACGCATAGATAAACATTATTCGGAATGGCTTTACATCTGGAATGAACTTTCGCTACCTTACGGCAAGCGCGAAGGCTACTATAAAATGATTGGCGCCAACAAGGAGAACTGCTGTACTCTATTATCTCCGGGATTATCGTACGAATTATATGTCCCCTTAGAGTTCTGGTTCTGCCGCAATGTAGGCTTAGCTCTCCCTCTAATCGCCCTTCAATATCACGAAGTCAAAATTAACATAGAATACGAATCTGTCACCAATCTTTGCGATGTAAGCTCCAAAAATTATTGCGCCGAAAATGATAAACTCGGAGGCGAAACAAACAATAACTATTCTAATACTGATCTGACCCTCGATGAGCCTACTTTATGGGTTGATTACATCTTCTTAGATACCGATGAACGCCGAAGATTCGCTCAATTATCCCACGAATATTTAATAGAACAGCTGCAATTCACCGGCACCGACACTATAACTACTTCCGGCTCAAATCCCGATTCTATGAAGAGCTTACGCATGAACTTCAATCATCCCTGCAAAGAACTTGTATGGGCTATCAGAAGTTCCGCTTCTAACGATGTATATTGGAATAACTTTTCAACCGCAGATCCTGATACTGCTATTGGAAGCAACACTAACAATAACTATGTCATATCTAAAAACCCTGTAATGCAGGCAAAAATAATGCTTAACGGCAATGATCGCTTCGCCACCAGACAAGGCGAATATTTCTCGTTAGTCCAACCCTACCAACACCACGAAAATACTCCTGATATGTACCACAAGGGCATCAATGTTTATTCATTCGCCCTAAAACCCGAAGAACACCAGCCGAGTGGCACCCTCAATATGTCCCGTATTGACACTGCCGTCCTATCTCTATCCTCCAGAATTGCCGGCACTATCCATGTCTTCGCGGTCAATTACAATGTTCTCAGAATATTATCCGGTATGGGCGGCCTTGCTTATTCAAATTAAATATAATATCCGAAGCCATCGTTCAATATTTTTATTTTTCAATTTATAATTATTATTAAAAGATAATATGATATTATATAAACATTTTGATACATATAATGCATTCCTTTCAATGTTAAATCCAGAATTTATTTTGTTTTTTTCATTAAAATAGTATGTTATCATATCCTCCAAATAAGGCAAGCAATCTGCATTCATTCGCCCCTTATATTTCGCGATATTTGTGTTATTATCAATGTTTCCGAGATTCCCGAGTCTATTTCTGATAACACTTTCAAATCTATATTTTTTTATTATATAGTTTTTCAACATTTCGCAATTATATTTATTTCTCTTATCATACACAATATGCCTGAGATTTGTAGCTCTTTTAACTAAGGCATTTGAAAATTTGTTAATCTCGCTCAGCTTCTTGAGATCTCTATACCCGTCTAAAAACCTCACAATATTCACAAAATAATCCTTGTCTGTAAAGTCTTTCGCGCGACTCATATTATTTAATATGACTACACCATCATCCATTACATCAATTTTTATAATAATACAATAAAATGAAAAAAATAAATAATATATATCATAAAACCTATCTAATATAATCTTCTTCGTCATCGTCGTCATTAATCGTCATTAATAATGATATCTTCAAGATATGGCGCGAGAATCTCGTTGACGATAAACTCTGGTTTGAATTCGTCGTAATTCATAAAGATTTTGAGGAGTTGCTCAGAGAATCCTGATACAATAGCTGTCCCTTCAGTATCGCAATTAACCGGGAAAACCTCGTTGCTATCTGAATTGAGATTCCAGAATATAAACTTGGGAGCCTTGTAATTATTAGCTTCATAGAGTTTAACAATGCTTTTATATACAGTATCAAGAGCATTTGTATTATCTCTATTGTTTCTATAATCTCTTTCAAAATTGCCTGTAATAGTATTATTAAACTGCATATCAGTAAATACAAATAGCTTTTTGGGCATTTTATCTTGAGGAACCTTGTATTTAATGGCGTAGTTAATAATCTCCTCGTTACATCTTAGAAAATCTGTACTAAATCCATAATCAACTCCCATAATATTCTTAATGCACTCGTGAAGCGAAGGAATATTATTAGATACACTCGAAGAGCCTGCTACGCCTGTGCCGCCTGCTCCGCTCGCGTCACCATTTTCAATTTTTGGCTTTTCGGCTGTATTCGCGGTAATCAAATCTACAAGCTGAGGATTTTCGCTAAATGTAATAATCTTGTTAGCAAAATCTCCCTTACAGCACAGAGCCGTGATAATACCAAGGGCGACTGCTACTTGTGCCGGAATACTTCCATTTTTCGCATTAAACATAGAGCCTGATACATCAACGATAGAAATCGCGTTATCAAAATTTCCCGATTTTCTAACATTCTCTACAATTGCTTTCCATTGCATCTCAGTAGTCTGACACACTTCGCCTTTGTTGAACTTTTCCAAATCCTTAATATACACTCCAGCCAATTCGTGAGGAAGAATACCCGTAACATTGATTTTCTTAACACTTGCGGCAACATCTCCCAAATATTTTTTATACCTTTCTTCATCGTGTTTAATAAACGCATTTTTCAATTTATTAGAGGCAACGCCTGGGATATTTTCGTACTTAATCGCACCCCATTTATTATCACACATCTTAGATTCCACGATATCTATCTGCTTTCTCAAAGGAACAAGATATTGCTTCCTATACTTTGACATCTTATATGTATCTTTGCACCCATAGATAACTGAAGCAACTTTCTTGGCGAACTGTCTCTGTCTATCATTCCTATCATTCTCACTAGGCGCCCACTTAGCACACAGAGATACCGGTTTATTATTATCCAAGTTAATCTTATCTTCAATCAATTTCTGAGCAATAATATTCATTTCAATCTTATGGTCAATGTTTTTCAAATTATAGCTGATAAATTGCAGATCCTTCCAACGACCATATTTCTCAACATATAGCTTGATATTGCACATATAGGTTTCAAACTTATTTTTGCGCAGCCAAAGCATAGCCTCGTTAGCTACATTTTTCTCCTTTTTTCCGTTCAGTCTATCGCGGCCATTGAAGATAATCGCAACAGTTTTTTTTGGATCTTCCTTCCAGCATTTTTCAAGATGATCATAGCTATCGCTGATACTCAAATCTCTCATAAATAGCATAAAATAATCTACGATAGCACTTCCCGTACTTTTAAAAGCATTTCCTCCATTAGCCGTTTTACTAATAGGGTTGCTATCATAGCGATTACCATAATTGTCATAATCATCGCAGTCCTCGCAGTCCTCGCGGTCCTCACAGTCCTCGCGGTCTTCACTGTCTTCATTATCATAGAGTACTGCAATATCAGCGACTTGAATAGGGATTTCCATTGTGTTAATGTAGGGGTTGTTATTATATAATGCTAAACATTTATATCAATTTTTACATAAATATTATAAATATCGTAAAAAAAATAATGTAGAATAATATTGTTTCCTTAGGCTTTAGACGGACGCTGCGAGTTTGCTTGCTGAAGGAGGGAAATGATGGGAGATAAGCTTTTGTAGGATGAAATAGTTGATGTCCTCCTTATCGCCTACATTTAGGATTTTCTTAAGCTTGTCATCGGGTAGAATAAAGCGCTTGTTCTCGGGCTTGTTT